AGACTGACTTGATATCTATATCTTGTGTAATTGCCACCATCTGTTTTTGATAATTTATTCCATTTCTTTTGAGTACATTTGCTAGTGCTATTACCATAGCTCCAGCCCCTGCTGCAGGTTCATTTACTGTTATGTATCCATCCTTTTCTATAGTCTCTTTTATGTGGTCTATAGATACTTCTGCCATAAGCTCTGCTATGGCCATTGGTGTAAAGAATTGTCCTTTCCATTTGTTTCCCAGGTCCATTTCCATAAACACTTGACCCAATACATCCGAAGGTTCTTTTTCTAGTGCCATAATCAATTCGCCTAGTATTTCAGGAAACTTGTCCAATTCCTCTTTTTTATACTTCTTTGTTAGGTCCTGGTATTGCTTTTCTTTTTCTTCCCAATCTACCGTATTTACTGAATTCCTTATACTTATAGCTGCCATTGCTATAAAGTCACTGAAGACTGTCCAGGCTCCATGCCTTCCTGATAGCCATTCAATTTTCTTGATTATATTTTTCAGATGTTCTTTCATTTACATCTTCCTTTAGTAAACCTCTTTCCTCCTGTCCCTTATTACCAATTTCTTATCCTGGAGGATATGAAATTGGTACTACAAAGCTTTATAAAGTCTATAGTTTAGTTCCTGGCCTTCAAATTCCATAATATGGCCCTTGCACATTTCAAAAATCCTACTTCCAATCCCTTCATCAAAAGAAAGTATGTCTTCTACTAGGTATTCACTTGAAATTATCATTGGTGCCCCTTTAAAGTATCTATAGTTCACTATTTCAAACATTGCTCTCTTGTCTGCATCATTTAGATATTCGTATCCAGCCCTATTTTTGTAGGTAGCATTTTTATATAGATCATCTATCAATAAAACTGTTGCATTTTTATACTTGTTTATCTCCTTAGCATAGCTTTCTTCATCCATGGCCACTTGCTTAATTCTAGTAACATCTTCTCTGTACTGCATATACCTAACCCCAATATTTCTTTTCATGAGCTCATTTGCTATTGCTATGCTTAAATGGGTTTTCCCTGCTCCAACTTGTCCTAAAAAGGCTATTGAGTTATTTCTTAAATTTTTAATATTGTCAAACTTCTTCACATAATCCATGGCCATAGCTTTAGCATCGGCAGCTGTTTTGTTGGTAGGCTTAAAGTTCTCAAAGTTCCTTTGTAAAAAAGCCTCTGTTATCCCTGATGATTCAATGATTCTTTTATAATGTTTTGCCTCCCTACATTTGCACGGTCTTGCTGTATTATTTTCTTTATCAAATAACCATTCTTCATCCTTGCATATGTCACATTCATAATGAATTTTCTCCTCCATTCCAGAGGAATTGGCTTTTATCGAATTTAAAATTCTTTCTGCTATCTCTTGGAGTTGGTCCATACTTAACTCCCTCCTCCCTTGCTTTCCGTTTATTCCACTCATCTTGAAATATAGGCATAAAGTAACTAAAAGAGTTTATTGTTATCCGTCCATTCCTAGCTTTGTTTTCTTCTGCTGTTGTTTTCATAACACCCAAAATAAAATCAATGTCTTTATATTTTTCATAAACATTCACTATATCAATCATGTCTTTACTGCTACACATAGGTCGATTTCTTATTTTAAGATATGCTCTCTCTATCTTCTCAACTGGACTAACCTGTTTGGTAGGAGCGGCACCTACCGGGGCGACAGATTCTTGATCTTGTTTGATAGGGTCGGCACCTATCTGGGCGACAAGATCATCCTGTTGTATGGAGTCGGCATCCATATCGGCGACAGGATTACTGTTTCCAGTTTTTAGGCTTTCGTCCTTTATAGTAGTAGTAATAATATATTTATTTATATTTTCTTTAATATTTTCTTTAGGGCACCCTTCAATCTCAGTGTTTTCAATGGTTTGACCTTGGACAACCCTTGTCCTTTTGTTCAAGGGTACCCTTGCCTGATTGTACAACCCTTGTCTTATATTTTCGTTCAACCCTTGAACATTCAGACAACCCTTGTCCCATTGGTCAACCCTTGTGTTTATTTCATACTCTGGCACCTTTCCTGGAGAGTAGTTTTCCCTTTTTACAACCTTCCATTTTATTAGCTGGTTCAACTGTTTAGACATATACGTTTCAGAACTATCACAAGCTAATGCAAATTCTTTTAAAGTTATTTCATCTGATTTTTTCCCCCAGGAGTATGTTCTTCTAATGATAAACAGGCATATGCTCAGCTGCTTTCCATTCAATTTTGACATCGAAAGTGCTTCAAGTAATAAATTCGCTACTCTTCCATAGCCATCTTCTAACTCAGCTTTTAATACTTCTTTTTTATCATCAGACATTTAGTCATCACCTACTTTGTGAGGCTAGGAGCTCCATACTCCTAGCCTATTCTTCAAATGGAGTTCCTTCATAAAATTTCTTTACTTCAGCTTCTACTTCACTACATATCTTGGCATAATCGGTCTTTTTAATTTCAGCAGTACCCTTGTACCCATATTTCTCTATTACCTGCTTTACAATATCTTGATTTCCATCTGCTATAGCAAAAATTCTTTTAGCTTGTGCCTTTGAAATAGTACCATCCTGGTCGGTGTAGTATCTCTTTTGATTTGATACCTGGCCTCCTTCTAAGTCCATGTCCTCTAGGTCTTGTGTGAATATGTCACTCAAACTTCCTACAAGTAGGGCTGCATCAACCAATGCTCTTTTCTTTGCCATTTTCAATACTGTATTATCAATACTAAATGGATCTTGATTGATGTATTTCTTTTCCTTTGTATTGCAACTCCCTATTCCTTCTGTTATCAACATATCTCCCTTAAAGAGTTTGCATCTTACTTGGTATTGGAAGAAGCCTTCTTTAAAGTCTCTAGTACTATCTACTATTTCAAATTCACTTCTTAAGCCCATCATCATTAAAATTTTTTCTGCGCCTGGCTTAAGCAGTGTAGGTTTACTTGTCCCTGGAATAATCCCATAATCATGATTTTGATGCAGTGTTTCCTGGATTACTTTTTGAAATTGAGTTATTTTCTGCATAGTATATTGAACTTGTCTAACATCTATTTCTTCTATGATTGAAATCGCTTGACTTTGGCTATATTCTTGAATATTGCTCATTTACTCCACCTCCACCTTAAACTCAGGAGCTCTCTCAATAACTTCTACACCTTCTACTATCTCCCCAGTATCTTCAAAGACCACAGCGTTTCCGATTACTTTAGTTTTCTTCTTTAATTCGCCCCATTTAGCTTGTTTTTTGACTTCTATATATTCATCCATTTGATTTTCTTCTAACCATTTAGCCAAAATTTCATTGTCTCTTTTGAATTCTGGCCCAGGAAACTTCTTTATAAGCTCCCCACTTGGTAATTTATATTTCATCATTGTTTTAGTTGTCTTTAGTTGTTTTTCTTCCAGTGTTTCAAAATATTCTCTTAGTTTGCTTTCAAAGAAGCTTACTTCTTGTTCCATCTTTTGTCTTTCTTTTTCTAATCTATTTTGAAGTTGTTGAATTTTATCATTTATTACTATTTCAAATCTGTTATACTCTGCTTTAGCCTCTCTAATTTTATCTAGACACCAATCTGCAGCTAAATCATCTTCAACCTTCCAAGATTCTTTTTCGTTTTCCTCAATTTGTAAGAAATCATCAATTAAATTTAACATTACATTTGTCACTTAACTTTCCCCCTTATCTTTACTTAGATCTACTAATATAAGATTCTTATTTATTTCAACAGCCAGTAATTTCGCCCCGCACTGGCAGTTATACAGTTGATTCTTTTTTACTTTTATATCTCTAGAGCATTTAGGACACTTCATTATGATACCTTCTTTATTGCATTCCTTATATTAAGCCTTGCATTGTTTATGTCTACTTCTTCAGTTCTTTTATTTTCATTAACTGCTTTTAGAAAAGTTGCTTTTGTAATAAATTCTGTTTTAATACATCCATCCGATTCAGAAGCATAGCATCTTTCTTTCAAGTAATGTACTTCTCTACCAACTATAACTTTTAAATAAGTTTCTCTAACCAATCTCATTTGCATTTCCCCCTATCTGTGATATAATTAAGTTATAAGCAATTTGGCTTGTGGCCTTTAGCACCTGCCCGTGCTGGAGGCCTTTTCTTCTGTCCATTCTTCTTCCTCCTCTTCTGAAAATATTTCGCTTATCTCTTTTGCTATTTCACCGATTTGATCTGCAGCTAAGACTAAGATTAATAGAAGTGGTATTGTTAATATCTCTCCTCCAAATGCTCGGTATCCTCTTTCTGCTGTTGCCAGCTTATGCGCCAGTGGCGTAAGCAGCGCTCCTGCTATAAGTTCTATCAAATATTTGTCTTTCACTTTCTTCACCATCCTTTCATCTCTTTAGCTAATGCTATAACCATGTCCCATCTGTTCAGGGGTAGTGGGTCTTTTCCTGCAGCATCCAGTATTGCTTCTTCTTGTCCGCATTCACTGCAGATATAGACATCGGCCCTTCTACTTAGTGCGTTTTTAGCTACAAGATCTTTCATCCTATTGTATCCGCACCTTGGGCATGGGAATGAGCCCACGCCACGAGTATTTTGCAGTATTCCTAAGCATTCAACTAGTGTTTTTGCCTCTTCCTCTGTATAGATTGATTCGTCTCCTATCTTTAGTTCAGCCTCTTTTCTAGGCTTGTCCTCATCCTCAGGAGTTTCTTCTTTCACTTTACCTATTATGCTCTTGATTTTATCTTTGAATGGTTCTATTTCTTCTTCAGGTACATTGATCTGAGTTACTGTCCCTTTTGCTATGCCTCCTCTTGTTTCCATTTCTACTATGTCTCCTTCACTGACCTCTACCGGTGTGTAGTAGGTGTATTCTCTTCCCTGTGGTTGGCTGTTCCTTAAGAAGCGCAGCTTGATGATGTTGGTTTTTAGGCTGTTTTCTTGCATTCCTTTTCCCCCTTTACTTCCGCCTGCCGTGGCTATTATCAAGGTTGTTGTTTTCCTGAAATGCTTCATGGCTTGTCCTCCGTTAGCTCAACAGTAGAGCCTTTCCTCCAGGTACCGGCGTGAAACTCTGCCGGCGTTTGTGATCTTCCCTTGTTTCTTCAACTCCTCATTGAGCTGTCGGATGATTTTATATGCGTGGCTTTTTGAAATTTCGAGCATTTCTGCGACCTCGTCTGCTCTTACAAACTTTGATTTCTCTTGTGTGCTGGTTGCCACCATTAAAACCTCCTTTACCTTAAGTTTTTCTCTACCCACAGTTTCATCTCTAATGCTGCCTTTGAAATGTTCTCAAGCGCTGTGAGTATCTGCTGCACCTGTGGCTGCTCGTCTTCTGAAATAACTCCATCTTTCACTATCTCCAGGATGGTCCTCTGGATGAACTCTGTATTACCCAGCGCGGTCAAAATCCTTATTGTAAGCCTGTCCAAGTGTAGAAGTTCTGCTGTCGGTATGGTTGCTTTTCCGATCGGGCACATCTTTGAGCAAAAGTAATTATTGAGCTCTGGTGCGTTATATGCGTCGCTCATCAGAAGGACTTCTTCTGGGTAAGGGTTAAGGCTACCGAGTTCTATTCGTGCAAGCCTGGTGCGGTCAATTCCAAGTAGTTCAGCTGCTCCTTCGCGGCTGTTTAGGCTGTCGTTGCACGCTGCTGCTTCCATTCGTGCCTTATAAAAGATGTTATCTGCGGCTTTCGTAGCCTTTTTGGCCATATATTTGGTCACCTCCCTGCAATATAATTGGGGTGTAAAGGTTCTCAATAATTGGGATTTTACGGGTTCTTGCTCTCACTATTTGAGAACTGATCCGTAAAAAAAATTGCAGGGTTGACTTCGTAGCCATTCACACAAAGCTCCTCGAATTCGTCGACCGTCAGTCGGATTGCACCAGTTTCCAGTGCGCTTATCCTTTGAACGGTCTTGCCGGTCTTCTTGGCTATGTGTGTTAGGGTTACGCCTTTGCTCTCGCGGTATTCTCGGAGCCTCTGATGCATTGGCTTCAATTTTAGCGACCTCCTTTCGTCTTCTCAATTATTGGGAATTCTACTCCTATTTTAATTCTCGGTTTCCGAGATGTCAATAGGAATTTCTAAATTTTTGAGAAATTTTTTCTCAAAAACTACGAATTGTTATATAATGTTATGACTGGAGGTGTAACTATGCTCACTTTTGGAGAACGTCTTCGTATGGCTCGGGAGCGAGCAGGCCTCTCACAGATGGATGTCTATAAGGCTATTAATTTGAGTAATAAGTCTCTTTCTCGCTATGAGAATAATGCTACAACACCGGATCCTGAAACTATAAAAGCTTTAATCGAGCTTTATGACGTCTCCGCCGATTTCATTATGGGTTTATCCGATGAAATGGGTCGAGCCAGATCCTCAAAATGTTCTGGTACGTCGAAATCAAAACCGAAACTGGCCGAAGCTATTGCATCAAGCGATAAGGAGCTTATTAAAAAAATTGAAAGCCTTTCCCCTGAAGCAAAGGAGAAGGCCGCAGAATATATTGACATGCTGAAAACGCTCGAAGAGGTCAAATCCTCCGAGTCAGTTATTGATTTCAAAGAGAAAGCCTAAAACGTGAATTGCGTCGATATTTTGTCTTTTGGGATTGAGAGGAGGGTGGTCATGGGTATGTTTAAGGTGTGGTCCTCGTCGGCCGATGATTGCACCTGTTCGCTGTGTGCCAAATTGGAAGGCACGGCCGTGAGGATTGATGAGACCTTTGAAATTGCGGGGCATTCTGTTCTTGAGCCTCCGCTACATGATGGTTGCCGATGTGCTGTTTCCTGGGTGGACGAGTCCTTCCTGGAGCACCGGCTTGTAAGGGTTTATAAATCCTTTAAGGAATTCTCTAATGCCGCGAGCTCGTCTCGCGTCTTTCAGCAGTTTGTGAACTGTTTCTTTGCTGCAGAATACTTCCTGGAGCAGCTGGCGTCGGCTTCTGCTGATGAACTTGCTTTGGCCGGCCTGGCTCAAAATGATTTTAAGGCGCAGCTGCGGGATATCAGGTCCCGTCGTGATCAGCTGTTTAATGCTGCTCTTAAGCGTGCCTATGATCACGCCTGGGAAGATGCTTCAAAGTTAAAAACGGAACGCGGCCGCAAAAATAGGATGGAGCTCTGGCTCCAGGGTGTCCTGGCTTCGCAGGCTTTGTCTCCTGCAAACTATGAGTATCTGAAGGAATTGTTTCCTGATCTTTAGGGGGTGGTGGAATGGAAGAAAAAATCGTCATGGAAGGCCTTGCTAATAGGGTAAAAAGCACCTTTAATGTGCAAAACGGGCGCGGGATCCTAACAAACCGCCGGTTCATTTACTCCCGGCATAAACTTTCAAAGATTATTGCCATCGGGGCCCTGGTGAACCTCACGCAGGGTGATTATGAATTTGAGATCCCTTTGGAGGATATAAAGGGTATCTCCCGTGGAAAGCAGGGCTTCAGTAGTAATGTCCTTGTGATTGAAACGAAGGCCGGCGATGTGTACAAGTTTGCGGTTACTAAGTACCTTGAATGGGAAATTGCTTTCAATAACGTTCTGGCTGGCGCTGCAGCCGAATAAATAACGAATGAAAATAAGCCTCGGCCTGCTTTCTGGCCGGGGCTTTTGTGAAAGGAGGCATGCGATTGCCTGTTTATAAATACAAAACTAAAAGCGGAGCTATAAAATGGCTTGCTGCCTTCTGGTATACTGATTGGACTGGGAAGAGACGAAAAAAGAAAAAAGAAGGGTTCGATAAACGATCAGATGCCCTGGCTTTCGAGCGTGAATTCCTCCTGAAGAATAGCCGGGACTGTGAAATGTCGTTTGCCTCACTTGTGGAATTGTACCGAGCAGATGCAGAGCATCGTGTCCGGGAAGGTACGCAGGAAACGCAGGACTCTATCATTGACAAATGGCTGCTCCCTTATTTCGGGGAGCTCCCGGTGAATGAAATTGACGCCGTGACTATCCGGAACTGGCAGAATACCGTCATGTCGGCCATAAATCCTCGAACCGGGAAAAAGTATTCTGAAACCTATATCCGGTCAATAAACAGCCGATTGTCGGCCATCTTCAATTATGCAGTTAAGTTCTATAACCTGAAATCTAATCCGTGCCATCCTGCCGGTTTCATGGGTAAAAAGAAGGCCGGGAAGATGAAATTCTGGACATTGGATGAATTTAACCAGGCCATGGCTCATGTTACGAACTGGAGCTTCCGTGTTGCCTTTATGCTTATGTACTGGTTGGGCCTACGTGAAGGTGAGTGCCTTGCTCTGCAGCCGGCGGATATCCTTCCATCAAAGGTTGCCCGCATTGAAAAAACTCACCACAGACGGAAAGGCCAAGATAAAAACGGCCCTCCTAAAACCGATAACAGCTACCGAGATGTTTCAATGCCTGATTTTCTTTATGATGAGGTTATGCGGTATATCGATGCTCTTTATGATATCGACGAGCATGACCGGATATTCTACTTCCAGAAGGGAACACTGGGGCGTGCTCTCAATGAGGCGGCCAAGGCTGCCGGCGTGAAACGGATCCGTGTTCATGATCTCCGTCATTCTCATGCTGCCTTGCTGGTTGAGCTGGGTTATAGCATTGTCGCTGTGGCCGAGCGCCTGGGTGATACCGTCGAGGTGGCCATGTCTACCTATGCACATCTGTATCCAAACAAAATGGAGCAGGTTGCTGCTGATCTAAATCGACATGCTACAATCAAAAATGAAACTCCTGCAGCAGTCGTTTTGGATCTCGAAAAAGTAGAAAAAGAAATCTCAAAAAAATAGAAAAAATGGCCCAAAAAATAAAAGTGGTACGCTTTTGGTACGATTTCACAAAAAATAAATCCGGAATTCCAGTGTTTATGCTGGTTTCCGGATTTATTGCTGTTATTCCCATTCGATAATAGAAAGTTATCTTGTGTTATGTTGGGTTATTTTTAACCGGGTTTTATTATTTGTATTATTCATATTATCACCCTTATTTCTATTTCTGAAAAATTTCGGTACGGTTTTGGTACGCTTCCTTCTCTCCCTGCTCCTTTTCCTCTTCAGGTAACCTTCCCAGGTGTTCCAGGTAAAGCCTGGCCGCCTCGTTGTAAAAATCAGAGCGTGAATAAGACTTCTCTTCCTGGTTTCTCTCCTCGACGTACTGGTCGATTATATCAAGTATACCTATGGCTGTGTGCACCGTTATCGGTACGCGCCTGGTTTTGCCTTTTAATGGTCTGCCGTATCCTGCCATGCTATCTGTCCTCCCTGTTCTTTACTGCTGCGTCCACGAGCCTGTCGAGCTGCTCCCTGATCTTCGGGGCCAGGGTCCGGATCCATCTTTCCGGGATCTCGTTGTATCCGTATATCGCTCCGGCCAGGCCGCCTGTTATAGCAGCTATGGTGTCTGCGTCTCCTCCAAGGTTAGCTGCTTCGATTATGGCCTCCTCAAAGGTTCCGGTTGCTGCTATGCTATGAAGCGCGCAGTTGAAACTGTCCACGACGTACCCGGTGGGGTTGAGCTGCTTCCTGGTCTTCAGGCTGTATTCACTTCCCTGGAGCACGTCTCTTATAATCTGCAGGGCCTGTTCCTTATTAACCGATTCGATAATTAAGTTTATCATTTCCGTGTATAAATTACAAGCCTCTGTTGATTTTTTATCCCAGTGTGTCATTTGTGCTATGGCTCCGGCCGTCTCTATGGCCACCGTGGTGTCTGTGTAATAAAGGCCTGGGTAAACCGTGCGCATAAGCGCTCCGTTGCCGGCGCTTTTTCCTCCCATTTGCTCATGTGTCAGCCTGGCAGCGTCAATCCATTCAATTTCGCCTACCAGCTTATTTTGAATTGCCATGTTGATGGTGGCTCCGACGTCCTTCGGTCTTCCGGCGTACCAGGCTATAAACTCTTTCCCTATCTCCGGTACCGGGTTGTCCGGGTTCCTGCAGATGCCGCGGGCCACACAAAGGGTCATTTGTGTGTCGTCGGTGACTTCTCCTGGCACCACCTTCAGCCAGCCTCCTCCGATCATCTCGGTTACCAGGCCGTGCTTCCTTAAAATCTCCTCCTTGTTCATGAATTCCAGGGGAGCTCCTAAAGCGTCCCCTACTGCTACGCCGTACAATGCGCCGGCGATCCTGTCTCTTACATCCTTCATTCCTCATTCCTCCTCGTTTTATTTTGCCTGCTCTTGGTTGGCTATCCACCCGCGCCGCGTGGAGGCTGCAGGCTCTGCGGGCATGGCACCTGTTAAGGCGCCGGCGTTATATACTTGGGTCCTTTAACCTTTTGAGCTCTTTCTGGAGTTCCTCCAGCTCGTACCTCTTCCTGGTTATCTGCTCCTCGATTTCCTTTGCTTTGATTGCCGTTGGCAGCATGTCGGCTATGATCCTGAACCCGAAGGCGTCATAAAGGCCGGCAATCTGTTTCTTGCCTTCCGTTTCGCTTATTGCCGGATGAAATGTATAAACGGTTTCTATCGCTTCGTACTCCTTGTCGGTGAATTCTCGGGTTGTGAGAGATTTGAACTCTTGTTTCGTCATGGATCCTGCCTCCTTGTTATTTGTTTTGGGGTTCGTAAATGAGGTAAATTCCGAACTTGCTCTGGCTCCGGTGTGTTAACTTAAAGCCTTCCCTTTTCATCATGCGGTCTATTCTCTTTTCCTGTTCTTCTGTCTTCACATCAAAGGTTTTAATTTTCTTTATCATTATCACCACTCCAATTCTCATTATTTGAGAACATTATAAACCGCCGTTGGTTAATAGTTAAAAAAAAAAGACCACCGGATACAATAAATACCCGGCGGTCCTTGTCCGTGTTATTCCTCTGTTGGGATTGGCTCCAGCACTCCCATGGTGAAGGTCTTCTGTTCTTTGACTGTCTGCTCGATCTTGGTCTCAAGCCATAGCATTAAATCTCCGTATAGGTCCTCTATCATCTGTTTGGCCTCGTCTGTGAGCAATTTTAAGGCTATATCCTTTGCTGTATTAAATGCCTTCTGCTGCGCTTCCTTGTCAAATTTGCCCTGCTTTTTCAGGGTGTCGACGTAGGTCTGGGCAGTATAAGTGACGGCCTGAAGCACCGCGTCTGTTGCTTCCTGGAGATATGTCCTGACGAGCTCGTTATTAATCTTGGTTGTGGTCTGCTCTGCCTTGGCCTTCAGGTATTTCACCAGATAGGTGACCAGTACCGGTATGGCCGGGATAACTACGACCTGGACAAGGGTTGTTAATATTTCCTTCATTGAAACTCCTCCTCTTTATTGAAGTATCAAGTCTTCGAGCCTTATGGCTGCTGTGACTTGACCTTTAAGGCCTATTACCACTCTGTTGCCGTTTATCTGCAAAACGTCATAAACAGTGTTATAAACGAAGCTGGCCAGGCTTCCTCCTGTATATGTCTTGGCTCCCTTTTTAACCTTGACCTTGCTGCCTACTTTGATAGTTTTCGTTTCTGCGGTCGTTGTTGCGGGTCCTGGCGCTACCTGGGTGCCGCCTGTAGTCGTTATATAAGTGTCAAATCCTGCAGCTTTAACTTTGGCTGCAAAGGCTTCAGCATTTGCTCTGACGCTGAATGCTCCGACCTGGACCTTATAAAGGTTCCCGGACTTTTTGATTATGGCGTCAAAGCCGGCTGCTTTTACTTTGTGATATTGAGCGTCGGCATTTGCCTTGACTGAATAGGCGCCTGTTTGGACATAATATAAAACGCCTGGTTGTGGCTGTGGTGTTGGTGCGGCCGGTGCGACGGTCGCTTCCAGTTTGGTCATCATGGCCACAATGTCTTTTCCATAGTTTGCTGAAGGTGCCCATTTGCCACCGAGGTCTTCGACATTCGGTGCTGTACCTTTAAGGTATGGGAAGTGTCTCGGATCGGGAGTTCCTGCCTTGGGATATCCGGGAGCTCCGGCATAAAGTGCCAGGTGATCTATCTGGGCCTGGATTCCTTCCTCCCAGGTCGAGAAACGCTGGTGAGCATTTGGATCGTTGTTTGCTCCTCCGGATTTTGTCTTCATGCCACATGGATTCTTGAAGCTGGCATCGAGGACTCCTTTAAAGTGACCGTATCCGGTCTCTTTTGCGCTCTGGGCGTATGCTACCACAGGGTTTACTCCTACGTCCTGTGCAATCTTCCAGAATGTCTCGGCCAAGCTGATAAATAATTCAGTGGCTCCATTCTTTCTGGCCCATTCTGCAGCCTGTGCGGCCGTTGCAGTTGCTTTTCCCATGATGGAATGGCCAGTATGTCCAGTGGATCCTTCAGCCAGCTTCTTGGCCACATCTGCCCTGAACATGTCCATGTTCTTGCCGTGTTTGGGGAACCAGTGCATGACGTCAGAATGATTGCTGGCTATTCCGAGCTGGTGTCCTTCGCTGTGGCATATAAGCCATGGCTTTTCCGGCTTGATGTTGAACATCTTGCACAAATATGCACACAGCTCCACGGCTTCCTGGTATACCTGGTTGAAATATACCGGATCTTTGAGGTCATCCTCGCAGATCTCGAAGCCTATATATCCGTTGTTATTGGCGTTCTTTGCGCTGCCGAGCGAACCGGATCCGCTGTGCCATCCTACCATATCCCATGGTAAGGTCTGATATGTCGCAATGCTGCCGTCCTTTAACTTCCCGATGAAAGCATGCACGCAAACGCTCCTGCCTCCTGGCGTCGGCTGGTTCCAGTGGTTGTTGTATGGGTTGGATCCCAGCAATCCATCATCCGGGCCTACATACCTTTTAAGCCATGGGTTATTGGCGCCGGTGCTGTGAACCATGATTCCCTTTACCGTGTGCCTTTTGCCTGCTTTGTAGCAGTTGTTTTGAGTTAAGAATAAAGTTTTAAGGTTCATTGTCTAACCTCCTATCCCGAGTATTCCTCGTTGTTTGTCCGCTCTGCCATTGCAGAGTCGTAAACTATACCGCCCTTGGTGTTCTCCTTTTCTGCCTTCTTGTAATAAAAGCCGGTGGCCGTGGCCAGCTCAGCAAAAACCGAAGGTATCAGATAAGCGAGCGGTGAAAGGTCGCCAGTGACATACATCATTTTGCATGAAAAAATGACCACTGAAATGGTCATTATCGATACTCCTGCAAAGATGATTTTTGAAAAAGCGATCTTTTTCTTGCCTTTATTCCGTTTCCTCATGGTCGTGCCTCCTAATACAAGTTTTTCACCCCTTGCTCCGTTAGGAACTCTTTTTGCTCATGCTTTACTTTTTAGGCATATTCCAGCGCTGCAGTGAGTTCTCCGTTGCATTTCCCGTCCTTTATTGCGCGGGCCGTAACTTCTCCCAGAGCGATTGCAGCGCCTATTCCCTTGATCATTAAGAGTTCGTTCTTCTCTCTGGCCTTGTCGAGTTCTTCTCTCTTCGCGTCCCGCTTTGAGATATTCCTCTGGATTGCCCAGAAGCATAATCCTGTTACAGCACTCGGAACTCCCATTAAGGCCAAGATCGCCATCATATCAATTTGCATCGATAGTCCTTCACCTCTTTTCCCCGCCTGATTGCTCCGGTACAAATCCCAGAGCCTTGCGTAATCCGTAGCTGTTGAAATGTTTCATTACTCCGAGATAAGATGCCTCCGTTGCCCGCAGGCTTTCCTCGTCGATTTCGCCGCGTTCATACGCGGACCTGACATACTTCAGTCTGGCTTTCATTTTCTTTGCGCTGGATTTTTTCAATTTGCGATGGGTGGGAAAGATCCGGAAACCTACAAACTCGATGCCTTGACTTATTGGCCTGATCGCTGTCTTTTTATTGAGGTTCAGCTTTAATTTATCCCAGAGAAAGTTCTCGATGTCGTCCTTAATTGCTCGGAGATACTGCTTGTCGTTGTGCAAAATAATGATATCGTCCATGTACCTTATGTAGTAGTGCAGCCGCAGTTCGTTCTTTGCATACTGGTCCAGCTCGTTAAGGTAGATATTGGCAAAAAGCTGGCTGGTCAAATTACCGATAGGCATTCCTTTGTCCGGAAGTCTTTCCTCCCTGGGGCAATCTTCTGGGTCCATAAATGCAGGCAGGCCAAATGCTGTATGCTCACAGTTGATTATCCTTTCGAGTATGTCCAGCAGGTCCTGGTCCTCAATTTTCTTCCGAAGGATGTCCATTAAAACTCCGTGATCTACCCTGTAGAAATATTTTGAAATATCCAGCTTTAAATAATAATACCGTCCCTCCTTTCTGCTCACTTGTCTCATCCAGTATTGAAGTCGATCCGCTGCACGGTGGGTGCCTTTTCCTTCTCGGCATCCATAGCTGTCATATATAAATTGCTTGTCAAACCATGGGTTCAGGTGCCTGTAAATGGCCCACTGGACCACTCGGTCCCTGAATTGCAGGGCCATGATAAGCCTTTTCTTTGGCTCATGCACATAAAACTCACGGTATCGCCCTACCCGGTAAGTTTTATAAATTAACTCATTTTGCAGCTGTATCAAATTCTCTTCAAGGTTTGCGGTGAATTCGAGCACGTCGCCTCGGTATCGTTTGTTTTTTCTGGCACTTAAATATGCTTCATGGAGGTTCTCGAAGTCATAAATTCTTGGATAGATATTTCGTAGTGTTTCCAATCGTGATATCCCTCCAATTGACACAGATGCATGCGCCGAGCGTGACGGCTTTCGTTTCCTACCGGTCGTCTTCTCGGCAATTCAATCTTTTGCCTTCTACTATTCCTGAAGGCACGGAGATAGATCCCTTTGTCCCCCTGTACCGTCCTGGTGCCACTTGAGCGCCAGGCTTCTGACGTGTGGGGGCAGAGCGGAGCGGAAGCCGATGTTCGTGTTGGAGTTCGAGCGGGAGTTGTTGCCGTTCAACGCGAAGACGCCAGCGTTGGCACCGTTGTTCCAGTTGCCACCGCGATACGCGAGCCTCACCCGATTAAACGACCTATCCCCGGTATTTATTTAATTTGTGGCCTTAATCCAGCCACCAAGCATTTTGCCGATTTCGTTTAGCTGCTTGCTCCAAATCTCATATTTTCGGAGTGGGAGGTATTTGGTGTCTTTATCAGCTGCAAGCCTGATGAAAGTCCTCAATACATCCAGCTCTGTATCTATTTCCATCTGGAGCTGCTTCTTGTTGCGCTGCTTATTGGCTTGGATGATCAGCCTCAAAATTTTATACATACTTTGCTTAATCTCCGCCGCGAGTGCATACCGCTCTGCTCGTGGAAATTGCAGAAGGCACTGATTTCCATACTTTATCATGTCATATGTCTTTTGCAGTATCTTCAGCTCTTCCATTCAATCCCTCCGTGATAAAAGTGAAAAGGGAGCCTTTTCGGCTCCCTAAACCAGATATTCAGGGCTCCAGATATCAGATTCCCGGAATAAAAGCGGAGCGGAAGCCGAAGTTCGTGTCGGAGCCCGAGCGGGAGGAGCCGTTCAACGCGAAGACGCCAGCGCGGGCACCGTTGAGCCAGGAGCCACCGCGATACGCGAGCCTTTCAAGGCCTGCTCCGTTGTTCATGTAGAAGTAATCTCCGCCATGATCTCCGTTATCTGCTGGGAAAAGTGCGAGCGCTTTAAGAATTTCCGGAACTGTGGACACTTCTGGAGCTACTGCAAGGTTTTTGAATTCTGTGCTTCTTGATGCATCCGCTTGATTGGTTATAGTCTTGCAAAGTGTGATTTTGCCATCTACAAAGTCCCATTTCAAGGTTCCGTCTGTATTTGGGTCTACAAGAGATCCATTTTCCAGAATAGCTCTCCAGAGCTCGCTTGAAGCTGATTGGCTATTATTTGGATCTGCCGCATTATTGTTTGGTAGGATGTGAATTTCTCCACCTAATGTACGGTAGCCACCGCACCATTCCCATACATTTCCGTTTAAGTCCCATATGCCATTCAGTTCGCCGTTGTGACTCCAGGTAACAGGTCCTGTGCCAGTGAGTACCCTTGACGTTCTACCTTCATCTTGGTGGTTTGGGTTTGGAATTGCTATATATGTGCTCTCGCTCGTATCTTTACCATAGTTGTTATTCCCTTTAGGCATGAGGTTGTTCTTTCGGCACCACAGAGCAATGGCCGCCCATTCCGCATGCGTCATGAGATGCCAGCCTGGGCCCTTTGCTTCACAGGCTTGCCTTGCTGTATCAAAGGTGATGCTTGTCCTCGGGTCCTCTCCCGGCAAGCTGTATGCTCTTCCGTTGTGGACCACGTTCTGAAATTTGGAAATATAAATTTCTGGAACTTCGACGCCATTCACAATAAAAGCGGGATGTGTGCTGTCGCTCCCGCCGTCGATAACGTCCTTAATCTTGAATTTAGGAATGCGCACCATTACACTGGGTAGTCCTTTATCATCCAGGATGATTTCATTGCCTGGGCATGTTGCTTTGAGTGCTAAATTTACCAAATCAAAATTAGCCATTTGTCAGTCCTCCTTTACATTTCTGCTGGTACCGGATGTTCAAGGCTCCAGAGCGTCAAAACGACATCCTTCATGTCTATTGGTAGTGGCTCTGGAGTTTCCTCTTCGTTCTCCGGTTCTGTGTATTTGATTGCCGGTATATCAAGTTGTGCCACATAGTACAGGCCTTCTCCTGTGCCTATTACCAGCTGCTTGTCCCTGTTGCTGCAGATGTCAATATGCACTGGCCAGTCCCTTTGGTATTTAGCAACATTAATGGTGAGCTCATCGTCTCCAAAGGTTACTTTTGTTCCGTTTTCTTCATAGGCAATTTTGGGGCCTTCGTTCTTTTCAATTACCTTCATACGAGCATTCCTCCTTTAATCCTTAATTTCAATGTTACGCTTGTGGCGCTGCCATCAAAGGCAATCTTAAAACCGTTCAGCTGCTTGTCAAAAACTGTAATGTCTCCCACATTGCCGTTTGCACTTACTACCTCCCAGCTCACATCGTAGTTTAGGGTCTTCCTGGTAGTCACTAAACTCACGGTGTAGGCACTGTCATTGAACGGGAATTTCTTCGTGTTTGTCAGGGTGACGGTTTGAATTTCATTGAGAAACTCGGCCGCGAAATCCGCCACCTTCTGCCTAATCCATCGTTCAAACTGGATGAAGTAATGCAGGAATACCTGAAAGGCCGTATGGCTTTCCTGGATCCCGTTCTCCATGTTATTGAAATTGGTAGCGCTTTGAGGGGTTCCCTGTTGGATTACTTCTCCCTGGGCCTTTTCTACTGTGACCGTTCCATCGCCATTATCTGTTATGATCCTTCGGTTCGGAAACTGGGTCACATGATCTTTCCATTCGGTTTGATTATGCACGCTTTTCACCTACCCTTCCTGGATTATGAATGTGAACCTGTATAAAATCCCTTCTTGCACAT